TAGGTTGGTGACATAGGGATATTTTTCAGCGTCTGTAATGGTTCCATTGTTGGTGAAATCATACCAGTCGCCTGCCACTATCAGTTCGTCAAACAAGTCGCGAAACTTGGTGTCGTAGAATCCAATCTTCTGACGCTCTGCTGAATCTTGGTTGCCAAAGTCTGCCACTTTTGCCAGCAGATACTCTGAAAGAGTGTGATACACACAGAGGTCTGTGAAATCACTTTGGCGTGCAAGAATCAAGAAAGGGTCAAGAGGTGGAACACTCAGACTCTGTCCATACACCACCTGGGCTGCGCTGCCTGACTGGCGGATGTAGTAATCCTTCCACCAGCTGCTGGAGCGCAGCATGTCCAGGATGCGTTGTGTTGAACGAATCAAGGCTTCTTCTACAACATCTGGAGTCAGGCCTTCATTGGCAGAGAACAAGCGACTGTCCTTGGCCAGGACATCATCATAATCAGCAAAACTGAAAAAGGTGTTGCCTTGTGTAATGAAAGCCATGTTCAGTGCCTTAGACTAGTGAACTGTCAAATGCCAAGAAGCGACCGTAGTTGTTCTGCAGGATGCCTGTGCCGTAGTATGCTGAAGCAACAATGTCGTCACCCAGGTAACTTGCACGGCGTTGTGTCTCAATAGAGATGTCACCAATCATGCCAAGACCAAATGCGTCACGGTTGAACACAGCACCAGCAATGTCACCAGCAGTGCCGTTGTTGGCAATGTTTGATGTTTCATACACAGGAACACCTGCCAACATGCCCACATAGCCCATGCGCATGGCTTCATTGGAGACTTCACTAAAGGCACCTGAGGTGAATGGTGTGTTACCAGTTGTGGTCAATGCTGCCTTCAAGTCATAAGCAATGCTGGGATGCAACACGCAGACCATGCCTTCTGTGGGCACAGCGTCAGCCTTGAGTTTGGCCACTGCGGCAAAAATGCTGGCAGCAGTGATCTGGCCAGAGAAGTCGCCTTGACCAGCGTTCAATGAATAGAACAATTGTGTCAAGTCTGTGTCCATTTTGCGAGCAATTGCTTCACCAAACAGTTTGCCAAGGTCAGCCACCACATTTGATGCAGCACTGGCACGAGCCAAGTCTGTCAACAAGGTGCGGATGGCAACTGTGCCAATGGTCAAATCTGCCACGTTGGTTGATACTGTGGTGTCACTGACTTCGTTGCCTTCAGTGATCACAGCGGCTGTTTGAATTGGATAGATAGGTACACTAACTGTTTTACCTTGACCAGGGGCCAGGGTGTAGTTCTTTACCAGACCACGCATGATACTGCGTTCGCTTGCCACAAACATGGCTTCTTGACGGATCAAGGGCAATAGGTCGTTTAGGGAGGTTGTAGTTGAGGCCATTAGATAATTTCCTTAAAATTTAGGCTTGACCGCGTGTCTTGCGATATTCAGCATAGACCTTGCGGTGTTCTGGATTTTTCATGTCCAGGGTTGTAATGTCCACTTTGTGTGGGCTTGCCGTGGCAATTGAAGAACGACCTTGTGATGTGGCAGGAGTGGCCTGAACAAAATGAGGATTAGCAGAGAGAAAGTCCTGAACCAGGTGCTCAACACTCCAAGGTTGCCCTTGATCCGTGTAGCGAACTTGGCCTGACTCATCCACGACTTCTACTTCTCCCACCTGATTCATACGCACCTGGTGGCGCAACAGACTTTTTACCTGTTCAGGGTTCACTGAACGAAGCTTGGCTGCTGTTGTGACCAGAGGCACATCAACTTTGTATTCTTGTATCACACGGTCCCGCTTGGCTATTTCAGCGTCTTTCTTGGCAGCCATGTCCTGCAGAATCTTTTCAAATTCTCCACGCTTGACGGCTTCTTCTTGCTGTTTCTGCTCCCAGGCACTTTTGATTGTGCGTAGTTCCTCAATGTCGCCCAGGTCTTCGTAAGGCTTTGCAACCTTTTTCTGAACTGAGGCCTTCATCTTGGCCATGGCATTGTCAAACTCTTCTTGAGAGTATGTACGCTGAGTGTTCCCTGCGGTGTCCTGACTTGTTTGGGGGGCTGGAGCGTCAGTTGCTCCTGTTGCTGCCAATGATTCAGAGTTCATTGTGTTCTCTACCTACCTTTCGTAGTTATGGTAATGTATTTACCTTTTCACAGGTGTCACCTGTGGTTTGTAACCTGCGGCGTATGCTGCTTGTTCCTGGGCCTGGGCCTGGGCCTTGGCACCTGGTCCACGATAGACATGGCCTGACTGACCAAATCTATAACCTGTTTTGCCATTTGTGACCACACGTTGTACTGGCATATTATTTGCTGAGTTTGCGAACAAGCCTGGGTCTGTCTACCTTGATGGCTTGATCCTCAGCAATGTTCAAGGCAATGGCGGTGTCTCTTGCTGGTGTCTGCTGGGGATATTCTTGTTGCAACCGTTGGATGTTGCGGTTGATTGAAGTCTCTGTGAAACCTCAGATGACTCATTTGCTGTCTTTCATGTCAATATCCTTTTCCTGGTTTGGGTGGTTTGGGTCGCTTCTTGTTCTTTTCAGTACGCTGTCCGCGTCGTGGTAATGGCGTCATTTTATCTCTCCAGGTTGTTTAAGTATTTTACGAGCCCAGGCAAGTCCTGCTGGGCCACCCCATAATAGATAGGCCTGTGTGCCTGGTGTGTTCTCACCTGGCTTGTAGTACGTGGCTGCTCTGCTGAGAAAACTATAAGTTCTCTTCACAGTGTCAAGACTCACACCTGTCTGATTTATAAATTGTCTTGCCCTGGCCAGGCCCACACGAGTACCACCCTGACGGCTACGCGGCGAGTCCATACGCAATTGCATACCACGCTTGGCGGCAGCACTCATAGCCTGGGTGGGACGGTAAGTGTCAGCCATTAGTTTGCAGCCGCTGCCGCTGCCCCTGCGTCAATGATATCTTGCAAAACAATTTCTGGATGCAAGGCCAGGATCTCATCATTGGTGTAGCCTTCCATGAGCATTTCCTGCAGATGCATCAAGCGGTCAGCCCTGCTTAAATTCGCCAGGCTGGGGTGTTCAGTTCCTGGCACGACATAGTCTTCATCTTGTTCTTGCCAGTTGGCACACCAGAACACAGCACGAACAACGGCATCAAACTTGGTGCAATACAATTCACCAGGCTTGTAGTATTCGCAGTTGCCGCAGTTTTGACCAGGCGGCACCGCAGGGTTTGTGGCCAACTGATACGCGGCAGGCAATGAGTCTGGGATTGCTTCACCGTCAGGGTATGTTCTGCCTGGCTGTGGGTTGGGATCAATGAACGGCAAGCGTGTGTATTCTTGACCCAGCAATTCCATGAGTTGTTCATCAATCACTCTCAGCACCACAGGGTCAGTTGCGGCTGATTTGGCAGTGACCAGTTGTTGCACTTCACGACCTGTGTCACGAATGTTGAAGCTTCCTGGATATTCTATCTCACCGTCCCAGGTCTGATTCTGATACAGGCTCCACAGCTGCCAGATCTGTTCTTCAGCCAGTTCAAGGTTGTCAGCTTTCTCACTGAGTTTGGCATTGAGCAACTGAAACTCAGTTTCCAGAGCAATGCCACTCATTGTGGTGATGTCAGTTCCACGCACACTGCCTGTGTTGGCCATGCGATCAATCATTTTCACACGGTTGTTTATGGATTCGTAAATCATGTTGATGGGAGTGGCATCTGCGTTGAGCATGTAGGGCTTGAGACCAGGATCAAGATCAGTGCCCATCATGATTATGGCACCCGCTCCTGCACCCACTTGTGTGTCTGGTGTCACCACAAGGCTGGGATGACCTTCCAGTCTCACACTTTGTTCTACTTCACTCATTTCATTGTAGATGGCACGCTGCTGATCAGCAATGTCCGTGATGTCAGAAATGCCAAAACCACGTACCTGACTGCGTTCATTGTACACCAGGACCACAGGCACACGACCCAGTTCATTGACATCTTCTGCCACCACCAGGGCTGCTCTTGTGACATTGTTGGCTTCATAGGTGCGAATAAACTCTGGTGTCCATTCACGGATCACTGTCACAGTGTCATTGACATCTTCAATGTATTTGAAATACACAATGTCATAGCGTCCATTGGCTCGTCTTGCCCAACGCCAGTCTGTGACCACAAGCGGTGTCAAGAGATTCACATAGGGTCTCACACCCTGAGCCAGCTGATCAGCCAGGGTTTCTGCCTCAACTGACGGCTTGGTCATGAGCACCCAACAGTGTCCAAACACTGAACTCCAGATGCTGACTTCTTTCATGAAGGCATTGAAACTGCGGCCATCCAGGTCTGCGTCTGCCAGGAAGTCCGCAAGCATGGGGGCATGCTCAATACTGCCAAACTCTCTCTTGGGCTGTTCACGAAACAAGAAACTCACATACACTGAGATCACTGAGCGGCAGTGATTGTCCAGGGGAGTTGATCTGCAACGGGCCAGGTATTCAGCTGAGGTTTCATTGCTGTATTTCACCAGGTAGTTGCCGTTGCGGTAGTCATCTCCACCCACGTAGCTGTCCAACAAAAAGATCCAACGATCTCTATTTCTGCTGAAGTCTACATTCAGGGTGCCTGCATAATTGTATGCTTGTGTTAAAACTTCATTTGCCATGTCAAGTTATCCTATGTGCCCAGCGTTGTACTGGTTGGGGTTTATGTTCCGTTTTCACGGGCCAGATATATGACACCATGTAGCGCAGTGCATCGCTCATGTGGTCATGTCCTGAATCTTTGTCTGGTACACTTGTGCCAGGTTTGTAGGCATGTCTTTCCAGGGCCTCAATAGTGTATTTACACCTGGGATCAACCAACAAATGCCTTGCACCTGTGGCTGCACACAAGCGACTGTTCACAGCATTGATGCCATCACGCACAGCATCATGTGCCATGGGTGCTTTGACCACAAAGCCTGCATTGGTTAAAATGCTGATGTCAGTGGCGCCACCTGCTGAAGTTTTGCGTTGTCTGGCAGCAGGGTCAGGATACACCCAGACTTTGCAGCGAGGATAGCGAGTCTTGATTTCTGACACCATTTCCTGTGTGTTTGAGCTGAACATGCGGATTTCATCCACTATGTGCAGGGTGTCATTGTGTCTCACGCCAATGGTGGCACTCATGGGGTCAATGTTGAAGTCCATGCCAATGTGTATCACATCAGGTTGATCCACACGGAGACTCACCACATTCGCACGGTCAAATGCATAGTAGATGCGTCCTGCAAATGTTTCAAAAGTGGCTTCGTATTCTTGACGAAATGTGCGCTCATCCATTTCTCTCTTGGCAGCAGCCACTTCCTCAACTGTGACACGCCCACCCGCCAGGGTGGTGAATTGATAACTCACCCAGTCCCCAGGGTGTTCAAGACTCATGTCAAATATGTCTTTTGACCAGTTGCCTGTGCCCTTGGGTGTGCCTATGAACAAGGCATGTCCTGCCTTGTCACTCAAGGTGGGTCTAACAGCAGTCCATACCTCAGGATCCATGTCTGCAAATTCATCCAGCACACAGAAATCCACTGAGAATCCACGCATGCGATCATAGGCGTCTGCTGAGCGTATGCCTATTTCACTGCCATTGCGCAGGTGCAGTGTGAGTTCACTTTCGTTGACCTTGGCAATCCAGTTCAGCTGTTGCAAGCGACCTCTCAATTGTTCCCACACAATGCCTTTGCCTTGACCGCGTGTGGGTGCAATGAACCAACAGCGACGATCAGGATATCTGGCAAAACGAGCCAGTTCACGCATGGCCAGCCAGGTTTTGCCAAATCTGCGACCACATATGGCCACTCTGAATCTGTGGGTGTCCTGGGCAATGGTCAGTTGTGGCTGACTCAAGGCCATTATTGATCTTCCCAGGGCAGGATCTTGGCTTCTTGTGACATCAAGGGTGAATCACTCTGACCCAGGAGATTCTTGCCCAGAAAGATCAGCATGGTGGGATTGCCTGACATGGCCACTTCTATCTGTTTTCTACGCAGGCTTTGCACCAGCGTGTTGCGACCTTTTATGAGTTCTACGTTGAAATTGTATCTCAAGGTATTGCCATCAATGCCAAACCACTCTGCAATTTCAATGTCTTTCATGCCAATGGCAGCCAGCTTGAATATATCTTTGCTGGGCACAGGTGTTTTGTCGCGCCCCACCACTTTGCCTTCAGTTTCTATGGTGATTTTACTGCTGCGCCTGGGTTTGGGTCCAGGTTTGTTGTTCACATGCTCCTGACACTCCAAGACCAGGTCCTGGCCAGGAGTTGAGAGATCTGGCATCTCTATGGGTTGTGGATCTTTTGGCTGATCTGGGCCTGCCTCATTTTGCATAGGTAGAGTTTTCCTTTGGCCGCCTGTGATGGCGTAAGGATATTTACCTATTTTGCTGCAACTCCAGGTATTTGATCTGCTGTGTGGTCAGCGCCAGGCTCACCTGGAGTGTGTGGTCACGCGAAATTGCACACGGCCTTGTGCATCACGCACCTGCCATGATCTTGCACCTGATCCAGGCTGCGCGGTGTGTGCCTGGGGATCTAGATACTGTGTGCCCTGGGCAGTGCGCACACACAGCACTGCTCGCTCACAGGGATCTGGTGTGTGACTGCATGCTGACAGCATGATCAGCATGACCACAACACAGGATTTATTCTTCATCCAGATCCTCTGTGCTGTCAGGTTCCTGTGCTGTGACACCATCCATGCAGTCAAAGAATTCTTCTACACTGCGTTCCTGATCAGGCATCAGCTGCTGACTCTTGCACCAGGTGGCATAGATCTCATCCCGTTGCTCCAGGCTCATGCCACGATATTGCCACCATTGTGGTAGAGTCATGTGATCACCATGTGGCGATGTGGGCGTTGCCAGACTTGACGATTTCTAGCAAACCAGCCCATGTGGTAGCCACTAGTGATGTAGGCGTCTAGTCCTGCTTCTAGGTCCGTGCGCAGCACAAACCCCTGTTCTCTGGCAAGATTGGCCCAGTATTCTGGATAGCGACAGTTGATGTGTCCCACTCCTGCTTGTCCTGGTTGTGCAGCTGACCATATCACATGGCCACCTGGTTCACAGTTGTTCCAACATGCCTGGACCACAAGTGGTGCCAAGTGATCTTGAATGTGTTCTGCCACTTCCAGGCACAGCACCACAGCGGCGGGATCTTGCACAGCGAACATTGTGGCGGTGGTCACAAGGTCTGGTCTTGGTTGCTGGGGATTCACATCATAGCCTTGTGCCTCAGCACCCAAGCGGCGTAGTTCTTCCACATACACGCCTGAACCTGCACCTAAATCTGTCACACGGCGATGCAGTTGTTGCACAATCCACACAGCCAGTCTCTGAGCAAATGGCCGCTCTTCGTGATCCATTGTGGCATAATCAAACAGTGTGCTCATTTGTTTTCAATCCTAACTCCACGCACTTGGTTCACAACTTCACGCATGGTCATGATCATCTTCCAGGCCCGTTTCTTGTTGTGTCGTTGATCCATGCATCTTGGCTGGTGTTGTTCAGCAATGAACACTTCCAGGGCGTCAGCCAGGTTGCGTTCGTGCCAGGGTTGCGTGTTGAAAGTTTGTGTTGTGATGTGGCCCATGACTTCAAACATGGCTGCCCAGTCCTGGTTGCTCCAACGATGCAAGTATCCATCCCAAATGGTTTTGTTGTTGATGTCTATGGCACCTGATTCCTGGATAATACCATTGAGAGTGTCCGCGATGCTGCATATTTCATCCACTCCGTGTGTGATCGTGTTCATAGTTGTTCCCATCCTGCACCTGTATAACATTCGTGTATGGCCGCAAACCAGGCTTCAAATTGCGGTGCCACTGCTGATAAACTGTAGTCCATGCCTCTTGCTCTGCACTCACGAGGATCTATGGTGTGTGCTTGTTCAATGGCCTGTTTGTATTCACGCAGGGTGTGACACATGAATCCTGTGTGACCGTTTTGTATTTCTGCAAACGCACCAAAGTGCGGTGTGATAATGGGTGTGCCTGACAGCAGGGCTTCTACCACAACACCACCAAACGGTTCCAGGTATGTGGTGGCAATGATGAGAGCTCTAGCATCACGCATGAGTTGGCGGCGCTGATCTGTATCTGCATAGCCCAGTTCTTCAGCCCAGGGTGGTGTTTCAGTGTAGCCAAGATCTGTCAAGCGACCTTGACCTGCAATCTTCAAGGGGAAGCCTGCGGCTTCTGTGGCTTTGAGGCATGTGGTGATGCCTTTGATTTCTGTCACACGACCCAGGAACAGCACATAGTCCTGTTTGTGTTCACTATACTCAAAATCGTCTGGATCAAAGTAGTTGGGTATCACCCATGAATACCACTGCTGTGGATTTTTCAATCCCTCTGTGGCATTGCGTATGGCATGTGATTCATAGGCACGCCAGGCAGTGAATGTGCCTGTTGAATAGCCCACACCTGGCTCCACAGGTATCACACCCAGCCGCTCCACTGCACGGGCAATGCTTTGATGTCCCACACCCCAGGTGCAAAGCAAGAAGTCATTGCGCTGTGCTCGCTTGGTGATTTCTGGAACGGCTCGTTGATTGAATGTGACATTGGCATGATCAAATATGCTGTGCTTGAACTGATGACGACGCCAGTCATGATCACCATAGGCCTGAGCCAGCACATGATCATCTGTGACCGTGACATGTTCTGTGCAGATCACATCAGACGCCTCATGTCCATAATGTATCACTGTGTGACCTCGTTGAGTCATCATCTTGGCAAACTTCAGGACCTTTTGGGTGTAAGCACAGGCCACATAGTCCTTGTGCGTGATGGTATGCGGTATCGCCAATAAATGAAATCTAAACTTGTGATCCTTGCTCATGTCTGATTGCCTTTCTTTGTCGTTTGATCTCAGCCTGTCGTTGGTGAAATGTGTCACGATCCACCAATTCACAATTTTGCTTGCTCCAGGGCTGTTGCCAGTCCTGTTTCATCAACACCAGGTCATCACAGTGGCGACCTCGTCTTGTCCAGTTGGAGCCCCAGATCTCTACCCAGTGATCAAAGCTCAGCTGCCAGGTTTCACCACGATGGTGTGCCTGTGCTCGTGTTCTTGACCAAGCAGTGTACTGCTCATGACGCAGGGGATCTGGTCCTGTGATCCAGGTGTGTGGTCTTGAGGTCATTTGTAGTACTCTCGCACTCGTTTGCTGTGTTCTCTGCGTGTGATGATTTCCACATTGTCTGGTCGCCAGCCCGCTTCCAGATCCTTGCGACACATGCAGACATCATGACTGCGACGACCTCGTTGTGTCCAGTGAGGTAGCCACAGATCTCGCCAGGTCTCCCAGCTCATCTCCCATGACTCGCCACGCAGTCGTGATGTCACGCGATGATATCCAAATGCCACATACATGTCATGATGTAGTGCATCTGGTCCAGTGATCCATTTGGGTCCTCGTTGATTCATAGTAGTATATTTATGATTATATACATCACCTGGTGATTTTGCAATGCCTTTTGGCAATATCAGTGAGTTTCAAGATGTCTTTCAGACATCTATTCGTCAGGTCCAGGACCTGACTCATGTGCTGAATCTCACCTCTGCTGACCAGGCCAAGAGCGTCAAGAGGTGCAACAATCAAAGGGGTCAAAGGCAAGCGACGCAGTCGCTTTTGACCCTTTTCAGACGGACGCAAAGCGTCTGGCTGTGCGCTGTTGCTATGTGTGTCAAGGACGATGACCACCCCTCCCCCCAATTGATTTTTAGGAACCAAGCAAACTTGGAAGTTCAATCCGTGCTCACAGGTAGCAGACGCTGAAAACTTGCAGCCAAAGATATACCCGCCCCAGAGGTCTGCCTTGGCCAGGCTTGTTGTGTTTATAGACGTTGCAGTTAGTACGGACCCTGCTTTGGTCTCTTCCACGCACAGAGAGGGTATGTGACGCTGGGCTAGTTCAGTTTAGATTGTGGTTGCTTGGGGGATTTGATCATGCTGCCTGTTGTGTTGCCTGTTGAACACGCACTGATAGAGAGTTTCCATTTTGTGTTGTTCCTACTAGTATATATGCAATATCACAAAATAGCAAGGATTTTTCAGGCGAATTTTGCCAAAAGAAAAGCCCAGGTAATGAGTCTGGGCTGAGCAGGCGACCCCAAATGTCACAAAAGGGTGGTGGCACAGCAGGGTGGCTTTCTTAAAGGAACAATAGTAAAATGGCAATCTACTTTTGATGGACTCTTGCCACTGAGTCTGCGTTTAGGTCACACTGTGACCCCGTGCTGTGCCGCCATGATTATTTATTCGTGTGTGAGCATGACTCTAAATACCACATGGATCCTGAACGATTATTACAGCACTGTCGTGCTCTGGGCACAGTGGTGCAAAATGCAGATGCTGGTCGCCAACCCAAGCAAGCCGCAAAAGAAAATATTGCCACACACCCCATTGTGATCACGGCCTGGCTGCCCAAGCAAACTCAGTGTGATGAGTGTGATTGTGTGGTCAAGGATCGTATTCATCGCCTGCATCGCCTGCAGCCCCAGGGCTGGCGCAGTCATTGCATGGCCTGCAATCTATGGCGTTTGCCTGGCACCACACGTTATGGTGCACCTCAGCCTAGTGTGGAGCCACAATGCCCACAAACACCTGCTGTAGACCCCATGCCGCCACAGCTGACAGAACCCCAATCAAGCCCCACTGAAGTCGTTCCCAGCGAGCCTGTTGTGCATGGTTTTGTTCAGCAGGTAGTTGTAACAGACTGTCACGAATTTGTAATAAAAGAGTATTTACAGATTCCAATTTTGTCTCAACCTGAGTGATCCTGCGTTCCAGGCTCTGATATCTCAGTTCGCACAGACTCACATGTGCTTCCAGGCTGTTGCGTTCAATATCTGTTGTGCTCATGTTCCTGGTTGCTCCTGTGAATAAGTGCCTGACTGCCAGGCTGAATCAGCCTGGGTCACATCAAGATCTGTTTGCCAGGCGTTGGTGGCATGATTCCACACAGCCAGATAGTGCATGACGCGATTCAATCCTG